GTCTGAATTGACCAAATGCTTCTATTTGTGTCATATTAACTCCTAATATTAAGCAAGTTTATGTGTATGCCGAACCATTCGCACATACTACTATTATATATACTATACAGTATTTTCACTAAATTGTCAACCCCTGGAGTAAAAAAAATGCCAGCAAAGTTTAAACCTACAGAAAAAATTGTTGATAGAGCAACTAAAAAAGTAAGTGTAAAACATTATTATCTTAAACAAGTGCCTCAGAATGAATTGTTTTCAGCACTTAACAATGATTCTACGCCAAATAAAAAGAAACAAAAGATTCGTAATGAATTGATTCGTAGAGGTGTAAAGATAGTTCGTACTTCAAAACAAGCAGGCATCTGTTAACCTTCAATTCCAAAAGAATAAGTCACACGAGATTGTAATGGTAGTATTTCGTGGTCGGTACCTCTAGGTATATAAACAACATCGCCTGGCACCATAACTTTATTTATTTTTTCTACTTTTAATTTAATACGACCTTTTACTTGTAATAATAAAACGTCCATACTATCTTTGTGTAATGGAAAACTTTTATGTTTACCAAAACCTATGAATGCAATATTTGTAATCTGTTTATCTGGACAAGTGTTTTGCAATAAAGAGATAATTTCTTTTACGATAGGTTTAACTGTTGCTCTCCGATGTAACTCTTGTAACTCAGTTCTATTTTTTTTCCATTCAAATTTAATTAAATCTTTAGGGTGACTATCAATCATATTAACGATTGTAGTCCAGTTTTGATTGATTAGTTCAGGGTCAATACTTGTTTCGAAAACACGATTATTTTGTATTGCCGATGTTATATTTTGGGCAAAGTTCCCATTCATTTTTTTCTTTAAAAGGTATTATCTTAATTTGTTTTAGAGAACTACATTCTTTTACTTTTTCTGTATTTTGTATTTCTACTAATCCCCAATCACTTAACAATGTTGCTATAGTATTTCTTCTTTCTAAATCCGATTGTTCTAAATTAGATTTTTTTCCATCTAGCATAAACAACTCTTTAAAGTGTACTATAAAGTATCTACCTTGTTTGTGTAATATATGACACGATTGAAATAATTTATTTTCTTTTCTTGATGCAACACCGATACGTGTTAATGTTTCTCTGACTTTTAAAAAGTCATCTGGTTCTGCAATTGTTACTTCTAACATATCTGCAGGTGACCATGTTATTATATTATTTTCTTCCACCTTTACTCACCTTCTTTCTTAATACATCTAATTGTTGAGGTGTAAGTAGTTGAATAACTTGTCTTGCTTTTTCATTGCTATATCCATAGTATTCTTTAACCACTTCAACATCATTTTCGATTTCTGGTTTAATCCATTTACTAAATCGTTTTCTCTTTCTAATAGTATTTATAAGAAATGCGAATTGTAGACGTGATTCTAAGTGGCCATATCTATTCATTTCGTTAGCAAGTGCGACAGTATCAGGAAAATAAGACAATGACCTATTAATTATGAAAGGTACATATGCTTTTTCTGTTTCTTCATCTACCATGATATTTCTTTTACCATAGTTGATTTCGTTTAAATATTTAAATGGATTCATACCTATTTAAACTCAACATTTGCCATAATCTCTGTCAAACATGCTACCATATTTAGTTCGTGGTCAGCAACAAATGAATTCTTGTATTGATAATCAGCAAGTATAATTACAAGTTGTGGTATGCTTTCTGGTTTGACATTCTCATGCATAGTATCATAAACACCACGAATGATTGCCACTGGGTCAATATCAATATTGTTTACAACCCATGTTCGCATACGTTTGAAATCTTTTGCTTTCAAGGCAGGATATAAATCATTGAAACTGTCATCTTGTCTTATTAAAACTTCTGCATCAATTGTACCACCAATAGAATTACGTTGACACTCATTTAAAACTCTACGCCAATCTGGTGCATGTTTACTAATAAGTTCTGCAATTACATCTTTATTATATTTAACATTTTCTTGAGTAAGAATATCTTCAAGACGTTTCATAAACTGCATACACAATTGTGCCATAGTTTTCTTATCAGTATTAAATTCATAAACACCACATCTTGAATGTAGTGGTTCAATCACACGATTTTTAAAATTACATGTGAGAATAAATCTACAGTTCTGAGAAAACTCTTCGATGAAACCACGAAGTGCTGGTTGAGTTGATTGTGGATTCAAATAGTCTGCTTCATCTAGTATGACTACTTTGTAACCACCTTGTAATGAAATAGAAGATGCAAACTGTTTTATCTTACCTCGAAGTGTATCTATGTTACCTTCTTCTGACCCATTGATAACAATGTAATCAAGTTGAAGTTGTTCGCATATTGCTTTTGCTACAGTTGTCTTACCAAGACCTGCAGTACCAGTGAATAACATATTTGGTATTTCACCAGATTCGACAATCTTAGTAAATGTATCTTTTAGTTGTTTTTGAAGTATTGTCTGCTCGACAGTTTTTGGTCGATACTTCTCGACCCATAAGAAATCATCATTCATAATATAAAATTCAAAGGTGAGAGTTGTAAGAAAGCATTGTGTATAATATTACTGTGACACCTAGCAATATACTTACAACTCTCGAAATTAAAAGAGAGTATTATAACAGGTCTAACTAGACTTGTCAAGACCTTGCTTAGATTGAAATTGTTCGCACAATTGTATAATCTGAGTTGCTTGGTCTCTAAGTTGACCTATAGTTGTCAACTCTTCTCCTTTGAAACCACCTCTTTGTACTACTGTATCAATAACTGCTACTGTTGAACGTGCAACTCTATTTGATACTTCGTATATTTGTGAGTGGTCGTCTTCTTTCTTTTCAGGTACTGGTTTTGCCATTTTATGCTCCGTAAGTTGAAGATTTCTCAAGTGCGATAAAATATTCTATATCACTTTGAGTACTAGTAAATTGTGAAATTAATTTTGAAGAGATTGCTACATGAAAGTCTTCATCAATAACTTTTAAATTATTCACATTCATTATAAAGTTGAAGTCTACACCTTCTGGGTAAGTACCTTCAACATCTATGCTAAACAAATTCGAAGTTGCATTTGATATATCAGCAATTGATAATCTTACTGCACCCTGAGTATTAGAGATAGATAATTCACTATGCCCTAAAACACCAGCGGCCTTACGAACTCTCGCAAGTGTATCACTATCTAGTGTAAAATTAACTTCTGCTTCTGGCATAACAACATCTTTACCAGATGAAGTCAACATGTCTGGGTCACTATAGTAATATTTTACTGCAGAACGACCAGTCTTGTCACCGATAGTTACATAATCAGATTCAAATGAAAGATGTGCGCCATCTACTAAATCTAAAACATTTAGAAATTCACCTAAATCATATATACCAAACCCTTGCGGAAATGATTCTTGAATTGTTGCCGATGAAAGAACATTTCTTGCTACAGAAATAGTCTTCAATTGATTACCCGATTCGACAACTATGTTCGGGTTGATAGTTGCATAGTTTCTTAATACACCTATCGTTTGGTCACTTAGTTCCATTATATACTCCTATTTAATTTTACTAAAGTTTTTATCTTTAACAAACTCAATCTTTCTATCAAAGATTGAATCCTCAAGTTCTCCCTTATGGGATATTACAAATACTTTTGTATCTTCCTGCAAAGTATACAGTATTTTCATTAAATTGTCAACCCCTTCCATATCTAAAGATGAATCAAATGTTTCATCAAGTACTAGAAGATTAGTTGCTACACTATTTTTCATCTTAGCAATTTGTCGCCAAGTAAATAATAATGACAGGTCAATTCTTTGTTTTTCACCTTCTGAAAAAGAATCATAAGTAAAAGCATCACGGTGACGAGAACGAATAGTCTCTACAAAACTTTCGTCTAAGTCAAAGTGAACAAAGAAATCTAGTGTCTGTAAATATTGATTAGTCAATTTATTTATTACAGGTAAATATTGTTTTATTATTTTTGATTTAATACCAGTATCTCGTAATAGTTCACCACTTACTTGGTGATATGAGAACTGTTCATTTAATTTATATTTTTCGTCTTGATGCTTTTCTTTTTCTTTTCTATATTCTTCAAGGTCTGCATTCGCATCTGATAAATCGCCACTCGATTCTATTTTAGAATCTATTTCATTTTTTAATGAATCAATTACTTTATTTAATTTATCGATAGTTTTAGTATTACCAGATATCTCTGAATTATATCTTGCACAATCGTCAATCGTATCTTGAAATAATTGTATTGATTTATTATAGTTTTCTCTTTCTATACCTGATTTATCTAAACCTACTTTTAAATCGTCTAGTCTTTTTTTAGTTGTCTTTATTTTTTCTCGTTTTAATTTCAAGTCTATTTCTTGACTACACGTAGGACATTCATCGTTTTCAGAAAAGAATTTATGTTCTTTCTTAACAACTTTAAATTGTGCATTTATATTTGCGACAGTTTCTTCAAATTTTTCTTTTATTTTTATTACAGAACCTTGCATGTCTATTGCGGGTTGCAATGACCTATCAACTTGTTTAGTTAATTCTATATTTTTATCATTCAGTACTCTAATATCTTCTTGAGTAGAAACAATCATGTCTTCTTTTTCTTTTCTAAACTGTGCATTTACACTTGCTATATCTCTTAGATATTTTTTCTGTGCATTTATTTTTGAATCAACTAGATTAATATCATTTTCGTTTTGTGTAATCTTTTCTCTTAAGATTGATATCTTTTCTTTTAACAATTGATTCATTATAGAAAACATGTTGATATCAAGTAGGTCTTCGATTACACCTCTACGTTGTTGTGAGGATAACTGCATAAAAGGTATAAAACTCGAAGACCCTAAAACTACAATTTGGTGAAAAGATTTATGATTTAATTTGAGAATATTTTTCTCTAACATTGCCTGATAGTCTGTAACATGAGAGTTTTGATTTGCCATGTTACCATCTATCCAGACTTCAAACTTATTTGGTTTAATTGTTCTAACTATTTTAAATTGTTTTTTACCAATTCTAAACTCTACTTCAACTACAGTACCTTTCTGATTAACAGAATTAACTAATTGCATCTTAGATATTTTACGATGTGGTTTACCAAATAACCCAAAAGATATTGCATCTAGCATTGTAGATTTACCAGCACCATTTTGTCCGACTACTAATGTAGTTGGTGCTTTTTCGAAATCTATTTCAGTAAAGTTATTACCAGTACTAAGAAAATTCTTGTACCTCAATTTCTCAAAATGTATCATAAATTATATTGTTTCTTTATTTCTTCTGGTATTGGTTCATGAAAAGGAATACTATTCATAGTTCTCACTTTCATTTCTAGAATTAAGTTTCTGTTTTTTTCTGTTGTATTTTGTTTTGTCTTGATGTGTAGACGGTCTATGAAACTTGTCCATATTTTTTTTAACTGGGTCTTTTCTACCATTTCGATTTCTCATTGTATTTCAACATTCTGTGCCTCGGTCATCAAAGATGATATTTCTCTTTTAATTCTATTTTTATCTAAATCAGTTTGTACTGAGTCGATGTAATTATACACTACTGTTTCAGTATTGTCAATGTTTATTTCACCATCATCTACATTTGTGCCAATAAATTCAGAAAAGTCTTCTGCAATTTTTAGTTCGTGTATTTTTTGACTTTGTATTCTATCAACGTATCTTTCAAACTTATAACTATCACCTTTGTTAACTACAATTAGTTTTACAAATTTATTATCTAAATATCTTAAATCTTGAAAGTCATTTATTTTTTCGTGGTCATAATATATTTTTTCAAAGATAGTGTTTGGATTTAGTATTGCTTCTATTTCTCTTGTTTCAGTATCAAGAACATGAAAGTATTTTTTATCGCCACAATCATTCCAGAAGAACTCCATTTGTGCCCCTAGATAATGTATGTTACCTTGAGAAGACTTAGCATGAAAATGTCCAGTCAATACCATTTCGAATCTATCAAATAATTTTCTATCCATACCATCATGTGCTGGCATACCTCGATACATATCAAACCCAATTAATTCTAAGTGGGCACCAATAATAGATGCATTACAATTATTAATAAACTCTAATGCTTCTTCTTCATTGTCATCTGCAATCCATGGCACTAAACCTATTCTCAATCCATCATAATCCATGACCATAGGTTTTTGAATAATATTTACTTCATTCATATAATGTCCTTGAAGTTCTTTCAATGAATTTAAATCATTCGTGTTTTTAAAATAAGTGTCATGATTACCTAGAATAATGTCCATAGTCATGCCATATTCTCTTAGTTTTTCTAAAAAAATTTTACGATTATGATTTAAACATTTAAAATTAACTGTTTTACGATTGTCGTAGTAATCACCAAGATGTAATATTCTTGTAATATTGTTTTCTAGTAAATAGGGAAAGAATACATCACGATAAAATAATTCTTGATAGTCCATAAATATATCAGAAGAATTACGAATACCGCAATGGGTATCGTTTAAGATAGCGATTTTCATTGAATGTTCCTCACAATTGTGCTATATTATATATATCTCGGCAACTTTTGTCAACCACTAATTTGCAGGTTATAAATTATATAAATAGATGTATGGCAGTAAACTCAACAGTACAAGTAGATGACCAGAATCTAACTACGAATCTAAACTATCTACAACCAACTGGATTTAAACTCTTAATAGATAGAGTTAAATATCCTAATCTAGAATACTTTTGTCAAGGTGTCGCACACCCTAGTGTACAATTAAATCCTGTAGAATTACCTACAAGAAGAATTACATCTGTACCACTTGCTGGTGATAAGATAACTCATGGTGAAATTACATTTACAATTATACTTGATGAAAATATGACAGGTTATAATGAAATGTTTAATTGGTTACAAAGACTTGTAAATGATGGACAAGTAAATCCCATTGCAAGAAACACTAAGTTTCCAACATATGCAGATATAACTCTTGCAATACTGTCAAGTCACAATAACACTACTCAAAAAATTAGATATAAAGATTGTTTACCTACTGGTTTAGGTGCTATAAACTTTATTACTACAACTGGTTCTGTAACATACTTAACATTCGATGCTACGTTTAGATTTAGTCAGTTTGAGATAGTTGCACAAACTTAATATGAAAATAATAAAAACTAAAACACCAAAAAATGTTGTCGAATATGATGGAGAAGAATATCCAGCAAATTTAGACCCGACAGATATAGTAGAAATTTTTCAAACACCACTTACTGGTGCATATAACTGGGACTATACTGTTCAAGATAATCGTATTAAAAAACTATATGAATTAGGTAAAGAACTTAATTGGAATGTTGAAGTTGATGTTGATTGGTCACCAGAAAAAGTAGAAATAACAAACGAAGAGTTTGAGTTTGAAAATAATCAATGGTCAGACCACCCAGAATATAAAAAATGGGACACATCAAAACGTATGGAGTTTTTTAAAGATTTAGAGAGTTGGGGAACAAGTCAGTTTCTTCATGGTGAACAAGGAGCATTATTAGTTGCAAGTCAATTAACATCATGTGCGCCAACATTTAATGCAAAATTATATGCGGCCTCACAAACATTCGATGAAGCAAGGCATGTTGAAGCATTTAATAAATATATTCAAACAAGACTAGGAAGACGATGGCCAATTGGTACGGCATTAAAAGGACTTTTAGATAAGATACTTACAGACCCTAGATGGGATTTAAAATTTATTGGTATGCAAGTAGTCATCGAAGGTTTAGCATTAGCGGCCTTTCAAGCGGCGAAAGAAGGTACTAGTGACCCTGTTTATAAACAAATGCTTGAATATATTATAAGAGACGAAGCGAGACACGTGACTTTTGGTATAAACTATCTTACAGATTTTGTTACGACACTTTCAAAAGAAGAACAAATGGATAGAGCAAAGTTTGCCTTAGAAGCATGTACTGTCAGTAGAAACAGATTAAAAGCATATGAAGTATGGAATAAATATAGTCTAAATATAGAAGAGACAGAACAGTATCAAAAAGAACATATATTTCAAACACAGTTTCAAGATACATTGTTTAGTAGAATAATGCCTAATCTTAAAAAGATAGGATTATTACAAGAAGAATTAATACCTGAATATGATAAATTAGGTGTAATGGGTTATGTAAATGGTGATAATGATT